TAAAACGGCTAAGAAAACTGAAAAAGTAGCGGAGGAAATTGCAGAAGAAGTTGTAACCGATGCAAGCGGTAATGAAAAGAAAGAGGACATAAATGGCACAGAAACTGTACAAACCACTTCTAATTGATTCAATAAAAGCTCAAGCTGATTTACCTAAGCAAAGGTTTGTAGGCTTTGATGGAAATCTTTGTGCTGCAGGAGCAAAGGCTTTTGGCATTTGCGATGTGGAAACAGAAAAAGACCAATTTGCTCCAATCGCAGTTAATGGAATCTTGCTTGTTGAATCAGGTTCAGCAATAGCCCAAGGGGCAAAAGTTACAAGTGATAATCAAGGTAGAGCAATCGCTATAACTGCTTCTGAAGAAGTTAACGGTTATGCCTTAGATGCTGCGACTGCTGCAGGTGAAATAATTCGGATTGCAAGAGGAATTTAAATGTACTGTACCTCCGAGGACATTCAAAAACAGATTACTACCCCAACCCTAATCCAGCTAACAAGTGACGAGTCTCAGGATGTAGTTAATGAAACTATAACCTTTGAAGCTATCTTGTACTCTTCAACCCTAATAGATGGGTATTTGAGAGGTCGATATAATTTGCCACTTGATACCCATTTTCCTTTACTAAGAATCATCGCAATTGATTTAAGCATTTACAGATTGTATAGCAGAAGACTGCAAGCTGACATGCCGGAATTCATTCTAGAACAATACAAAGAAGCAATCAAAACATTAGAGAAAATCCAAAAAGGAATAATCACTTTGGAAGTCCAAACTGAAATAAGTACAAATCAAATTCAATCAAAAGAATATCTTTCCAACAAGACTTCAAATGACAGACTATTTAATCACGAGGTTATGAGTGAATATTGAAACAATCGAAAATAAAATAATTGAAAAGCTTAAAAGCGAATTGACTGATTTGCTTATTGAGTCATTTCCTGAAAAACCTCAAGAGTTTGTTTTTACACACCCAAAGGGAGCAATTCTTATTCACTATCAAGGTGGAAGTTATGGAAACAACCAATCATTAGATGTCATTGTGCAAAATAAAAAAATGGAATTTGCACTTACCATTGTCACTCGAAATCTCAAAACCAATAGCGGTGCTTATGCTCTGTTAGAGACAATTAAATCGATTCTAACAGGATTTAAGATTGATGGCTGTTCAAAAATGTACCCCGTTAAAGAAGGTTTTTTAGTTGAGAATAACGGAATTTGGCAATACACAATCAATTTTGAATTAACTACCCCAAGCATTGAAACGGAGGAAGATTAATGCCTGCATCATTTTTACACGGAGTTGAAACAATCGAAGTTCAAAAAGGCTCTGTAACTATAAAAACAGTTAAAACCGCAGTAATAGGACTTGTCGGCACAGCACCAATCGCTGATGTAGCAGCAGATTACAAAACAGTAAACAAACCGACTTTGATTCTGAACGAAACTGATGCGGTAAAATACTTCGGTGAAGATAAGCCAGGCTACACAATTCCAAGTGCTCTAAAAGCAATCTTTGACCAAGGTGCCGGCATTGTAATTGTTATAAATGTATTCGATCCTGAAACGCATACTACAGTTTCAAATGTAACCTTATCAGATGTAAATGGTCAAGTTGATGCCCTAACCGGGAAAAGAACTGGCATGAAAGCATTTGAAGATTGCTACTCTTTATTCGGCTATTATCCGAAAACAATTATTGCTCCAGTTTTTTGCGAAGATAAAGCGGTTGTTACTGAAATTAATACTGTCTGTAATAAAATCCGTGCGATGGGGATTATTGATGCACCTGTTGGTTCAACAGTTCAAGATGCAATTACAGGTAGAGGCCCTGAAGGAACAATTAATTTCAACTTTGCATCTCAAAGGCTTCTTCTTTGCTACCCTCACTTGAAAGTTTATAACTCAACAACAGAAAGCGAAGTTTTAGAACCGTATTCACAGCGACTTGCCGGTGTAATCGCCGCTAAAGATATTGAAAAAGGTTATTGGTGGTCGCCATCAAATACTGAAATTCTTGGGATAACAGGTGTTGAAAAACAATTAACCTCAATGATTAATGATCCGTCAAGTGAAGTAAACGCATTGAACGAAGCAGGAATTGTAACTGTGTTCAACAGCTATGGTTCAGGTTTGAGAACTTGGGGTAACCGCTCAGCGGCTTATCCTACCTCAACTTTGCCTATCAACTTTATTAATGTTAGAAGAACAGCAGATATTCTTCACGAAAGTGTCGAATACTCAATGCTTCAGTTTATCGACCACCCAATCACAAACGGATTAATTGATTCAATTTGCGAAAGCGTAAATGGATTCATTAGAACTCTAATCGGTCGTGGGGCATTGATTGATGGCAAATGTTCCTATAATCCTACTAAAAATTCAGCTGAAGAAATAGCAAACGGGCATCTTGTTTTTGATATTGAATTTATGCCTCCTACACCTGCTGAGAGAATTACATTTGAAAGCTTTATCAATATTCAATTATTGAAAATGCTTGGTACCACTTAAGGAACACCCCACAACTATTTCGTAAATACACGATTGAGCAAAAAGGATATAAAAAATGTCTAAAATTCAAATAAACAAACTTATAAACGCAAATATCTATATGAACGGAAACAACCTTTTGGGCCGAGCAGAAGAAATCCAACTGCCACAAATTAAGCATAAGATGGCAGAACACAAAGCACTTGGAATGGTTGGGTCCGCTGAATTTTTTGCAGGTATTGATAAGTTAGAATGCAAAATCAAATGGAATGCACTCTATCCTGATGTTCTTAGAACTTGTGCCAATCCATTTGTTGCAGTTGCTATTCAAGTAAGAGCCTCTTTAGAAACTTACAACGGCGCCGGTAGAATTTCAGAAGTTCCAGCAGTTGCGTATATCTCAGGAACATTTAAAGAATTCCCTCTTGGCACAATTAAGCCAGGAGATAATGCAGAGTATGAAACTTCAATGTCCGTAACTTACGCAAAACTTGTAGTCAACGGAGAAGAAATCTTTGAAATAGATGTACTTGAAAACATCTATAAAGTTGGCTCAGTAGATATTTTATCAATGTATAAAAGCAATATAGGAGGCTAATGGGTATGTTTTGGAACTACGGCAAAGCTAAACCCAAGGGCTTCAATGATTTTTAAAACTGTATCAAAGCGAGGCACAACTTTATGACCAAAAATTTTATACAAATTCTGACGAGAAATGGAAGTTTTTTCGGCAAGCGAAGAAAGCGAACCTTGGAGTTTCGCAACACGCTCAACAGATACCATTAAAGCATTAATATCGTGATCGTATTGAAACTCCTCTAAAGACGCTTCAAGATAGAGTGCTATGTTTTCAGAACTATTAAGCACATCTTGTGCCATGAATTCATCCCAAGTTCTAAATTTACGTTTCATAATTATTCTCCTTGTAGTCTTCAAAGTATTCAATAGCTTTTTTAATATCTTTAGATTGAGTCGATTTATCACCACCTATTAAAAGAACCACTATTTTTTTATCTTTAACCGCATAATAAACACGATAACCGGAGGCGAAATGGAATCTCAATTCATAAATATTAGCATCGATTTGTTTAGAATCACCGAAATTGCCACACACAATTCTTTCAAGTCTTACACTAACCCTCATCTTATGAGTATCTGAGAGCGAACTTAACCAAGCATAATATGGACATTTCCCATTTTGAGTTTCATAAACAATAATCTTATACATATTTGCAGTGTAACATTTAAGCGACAAAATTTCAACCCTAAAATTCATATATTTACAAAAAGTTAACAGAAAGGACTATAAAATGACAAATACAGAATTAATACTCCCATCAGGGAAAAAAGTAGTGCTTGAATCAGGCAAAGGTTTTCATCTTTTAAACGCACAAAGAAAAGCAAAGACATCAGAGGAAATTACATTCGCACTTATTGCAGAACTTGCGGAAGTTGACGGACAAAAAGTGGTTTACGAGGATTTATTAGAGTTTGACTTGGAAGATGTTCTCGCACTTCAGGCGGAAATATCGGGAAAGTTTTTACATCAGGCAGCACAACCTCCGAAGACCGCAACGCCAGAAGTGTCGGGGTCCTTACCGCCGACTGCATCATCCACCTCGCTAAAACAACCGGCTGGCAATACAGCGAAATAAAGGAAATGACTCTTGATGAGCTTTCTTTTTGGGTGAAAGAGGCTATCAAGTACAAGCAAGTTGATTCTGAAGAATTGGAATAAAGATGTTAGACACAGCGATGAAAGTATCTTTAACTCTTGTTGCCTTTGACAAAATGTCGAGGGTTATTAAAGATGCGGTTAATAAATCTAACGAAGAATTTGATAAACTCCAACGCAAAATCAAAAATACATCTGAGTCCCTGGATAAACTTGGCAAAAATATGATGGCTGTCGGTGCCGGGATGACTGGAACTGGACTTGCACTCGCTCATTCGTTGGGACTTACTGATGCGATTCCATTAACTCTTGAGATGGAACATCGAATCCGAGAGCTCGGGAATGTCGGACAGCTTACCGACAAACAGCTTGCAAGTATGGATAAAAGGCTCGGACAAATTTCAAAATATTCAAACCAACTTCGACCTGATATTATTGAGGGTTTAAGTGTTTTAGTTGCTTCAGGTGTTGATCCAACAAAAGCACTTGATTATATGAATGTCATCGGTAAAACGGCAACCGCAGAGCAAGCGGCGATTGTCGATATTTCAAAGACCGCATTTTCTCTAACAGATAACTTAAAAGTCCCTGTTAATGAGCTGAATAAAACAATGGATATTCTTGCCCAATCAGGAAAAGAAGGTCGATTTGAATTGAAAGATATGGCAGGAGAATTCCCCGGGCTGACTGCAAGTGCTAGTATGCTTGGGATGAAAGGTGTTCCTGCGGTTGCACAACTAGGTGCAGCTCTTCAAGTTGCAATGAAAGGTGCAAAAGACGCACCTGAAGCAGCTAACAACTTGCAAAACTTTATGCAGAAAGTTACAGCACCTCAAACGATTAAAAACTTCAGCGAGAAATTTGGTATAGATTTAAAATCAGAACTTCTAAAAGCTGTAGCGCAGGGTAAAGATCCAATCTTAGAAATGATGAATATATTGAACAGAGCAACTAAAGGCGATGTTTTTAAAGTATCTGAAATTTTTCAAGACATGCAAGTTTTGAATTTCATCAAACCAATGATGAAAAACCTTGATGAATATAAAAGAATTAAAGCTTCAGCACTTAGTGCGAATGGTGCCGTTGATAGCGATTTTAACAATATGATGACAACCACTCTTGAGATGTGGAAAAAATTAAAAATAAATATGATGGAACTGATTTTGCCAAACCTTGCAGAACCTTTGAGAAAAGCAAATGAAATCCTTGAAAAAATAAACTCAAATCCGCTTCTTCAAAAAGGACTTTTTAAAGCGATAATCGGATTAACTGGTGGCGGAATAATTTTAACAATCTTAGGTGCGGTCTTAACTCTTGTTGGAAAACTAACAAGCGGGTATGGTTCATTGTTAAATACTGCGAAAAAACTAACTCCTGTTCTCGCGCAAAATGGACTGCAATTATTAAAATTTCTTGGTTTAAATACGACTTTACACAACCTTGAAACTTCATCCAAAATAAAAGCGGCAGGAAATACTTTTGGCTTTGACCTTTCCAACTTCTCTTTCAAAAACGGCTTGATGGCTGATATTAAAAGAATTGATAATAATTTGAGATCAGGATTAATCAGAAGTTTTAAAGAGTTACCATCAAATATTTTCAATTCTATCCAAGCTCTCAAAACGTGGAGTATAACTTCTGTAAAAGCTATTCCTACAAATATTATTGCAGGACTGAATGCTATGAAGTCAGGATTTTTAGGAATCCCAAGTAAAATCCAAGGTGCGATTATGGCATTTAGAGCCTTTTCTCTGACTCTGCTAACCTCGCCAATCGGCTGGATTGCACTTGCAATAGGTGCAGTCGCACTTGTGATTTGCAAATATTGGAAACCGATTACAGGATTTTTCAGAGGGGTATTTACCGGTTTAAAAGAGGGGCTTACTCCTTTAAAACCTGCATTCAATGCTTTAGCCCAAGCCCTATCACCTATTTTAGTGCCTTTAAAAGCTATTTTTAATTGGTTTAAAAACCTCATAAAACCTGTTGAGGATACAGGTGGAGCGGCTGAAAAAATGGGTGTGAAATTCGGCAAAGTCCTCGCTCAAATCATTTTAAAAGTCACAGATTTAGTCAAAAAGATGTTTCAGCTAGGGGCTAAAATCGCCGACTTCTTATCTTTTGGAATGCTTTCAAAAACTGGTAAAACTCAAGAAGCAATCGGCAAGCATACTCAACTAATAAGAGACCACCTGCCACATTCGCCTGCTAAAATGGGACCGCTCAAAGATTTACACAAAGTTAAAATTGCTGAAACTATTGCTGCTACAATAAAGCCGCTACCGATTTTAACCGCAATGAACAAGGCGCTGAGCCTTAGTTCTAAGGGCGTAAAAGGCAACGTGGCGCGAGGGAATATGGGCGGAAGTTCGACAACTATACATTACAGCCCAAATATCTCGATTGATAATGCAAGCCCGACTGCAAAAGAAGATTTTGCACAAATGCTTAAAAAGCATAAGGAGGATATTTTGAGAATTGTTCAAGCTGAAGAACAAAGAAAGATGAGGCTTGCATACTAATATGTTCGCACAACTTGGAGAAATAAAATTTGATTTGATAACGTATTTCAACGGAATTGAGGAAACCAATTCCTACAATTACGCTGAACACCCACGCATTAATCAAAAACCAATGCTTCAGTTTTTAGGCGAGAATTTGCAAGAACAGTCAATAAAATTAAACTTTCACACAAATTTTTGCACCCCGGAATTAGAAATTAAAAAGCTAAAGGAAACAGCTAAAAAGGCAACACCTCTCAAGTTTATAAAAGGGAATGGAGAATACATTGGAGTTTTTGTTATCACAGAAATTTCTTCAGTAACGGAGCAAGCCAGTAAGCAAGGCTATATCAACTCGATTCAGATTGATTTAAAGCTACGAGAATACACAGGTAAAATCCCTGCAAAGAAACAAAGCTCGAAAGGACTTAAGGTCCAATGAGCGAATTTTACACTTACATAACAAAGGATAAAGACAGATGGGACTTGATTTCATACAAATATTACAACG